TAGAGTCTTGTTTGTAAGAGTCTGAGTTCCAGTTAATGTTACTACTGTTGAATCAATATCAAGAGTGTTTCCAGTCTTGTCTAATCCTGTACCCGCAACAATTTGTCCAAGACCAGTAAACTGTGTGAAGACAAGTGCTGTACTACCAATTGTAACTGAACCATTATTTGTTAATGTAAATCCTGAGTCAGAGTTTACTGTTCCTTGCTCTACGAATACCGCAAAGTTTGCAGTAACTTCTGCACCTGTATCTGCATCTGTAGAACGATCTGGAGCACCAGATGCCTTAACTACGTAGATACCGTTTTCTGAAGCAGTTGATTGATCCTTAACAAGAACACGATCTCCAGTAGCAAGAGTTACGCCATCAAGGGTATCTCCATTTTCAAGATCAGATGCTAATGTTACGTTTGCAGTTGTTGCTGCCTTTACAGATGCCTTCCAGTCAATACCTTGAACTGTTGTATCTACATAGTTCTTAGTTGCTGCATCTTGTGCTGATGTTGGATCTCCAAGACCTGTAATCTTAGATGTACCCATTGCGATTGCGCCAGACATTGTTCCACCAGCAAGTGCTAGTTTCTCACCAAGCGATGTTGTTAAACCATCAATTTTAGATTGAGCAATTGCTGCTGATGCATTAATATCAGCGTTTACAATTGTGCCATCTAGAATCTTTGCTGAAGTTACTGCTCCGTCTGCAATCTTCGCTTCTGTTACTGCACTATTTACAATCTTTGCTGTTTCTACAGAATCTGAAGCAAGTTTAGCAGCAGTTACGTTTGCATCTTTAATCTTTAATGTTTCAACTGCATCTGTAGCAAGTTTTGCTGCAGTTACAGCACTTGCTGCAAGTTCTGCTGTATCTACTGCTGAATCTGCAATCTTAGCGTTTGTAACTGAGTTTGCAGCAAGTTTTGCATCTGTTACGTTTGCATCAAGAATCTTTGCTGTTGTAACTGCGTCTGAAGCCAACTTTGCTGCTGTAACATTTGAATCAAGAATCTTTGCAGTTGTTACTGCGTCTGCAGCAATTTTTGCTGATGTTACGTTAGCATCAACAATCTTTGCTGTTTCTACAGAATCTGATGCAAGTTTTGCTGCTGTTACGTTAGCGTTTAGAATCTTATTTGTAGTTACTGAATCTGAAGCAAGCATTGTTGCTGAAACTGTTCCAGTATCACCAGTTGTAACTACTGTACCTGTTACGTTTGGAAGTGTAATTGTGTTATCTTGAGTTGGGTCTACTACTGCAAGTGTGGTTTCATAATCGTCTGCTGTAGCACCTTCAAAAAGAATGCTTGAAGTAAATACACCAACTGCTGCTGGTGCTGCCCACTTGAGTCCGCCAGTTTCAGTAGAGTCTGCAGTAAGGACATGTCCGTTTGTTCCAACGGCAACACGGGATATTGCATTATCTGCAGTACCAACTAGTAAATCACCTTTTGCATCTACAATTTTCTTTGTAAGAATATCGTGGCCTTCAACGGTTGCGGTTGCTCCCTCAACTACTAATCCAGCCTTTACTCTAAAATCTTTTGTTACTGTTGCCATTTTTTATCTCCTTGGTTAAGCCTTCAAACCAGTACGCATGTAGCGCAAGGTAATCGGGGTCTGACCCACCACGGGAACTACAGTTAGGTTAACTGTGCCTCCTGCCCTAGAGACGCTAATGGTGCCAATATTCCCATCATTGTCTACTGTTCCATATTCACTGACGTTATCGTTTGTACCATCAGGGACTATGGTTAACTCTGTTGTGAAGAACTTGTCTCCAGTGCTCTTCTTTAATGTGACCACGTATTTAACGGATCTCCATTCTGAGGCTGTAAAATTATCAAAGATTGTGCTGTTTTCAATACCAGTGATTGTTACCTCATTGTTACCCGCAGAACCCAGATCTGTTGACTGTGCTGCAGTTGTGTCGATTAAATCAACATAGTTTGCTTCGGTTGGTCTATCACCTGTCTGAAACAGGGCCTTTACGCTTGATAATGATATTTTAGCCATGCCTGAATTATATCATATATTTCAAAGTATATAGTTAGAGAAACCAATAACCTGCAAAGGAATTGCTGGAACATTTCCAATACTGCTGGGTATTTGTATTGCTGTGAACCTTATTCTAAATGGTAGTACTGAGTTTATGCTTACCCCACGCTTTGTGTCAACAATTTCTACATTTGGAAAAGAAACAGTTTCAATAACTCTTGTAAAAACAGGAGTATTATCTTTTATTGTAACGCTTGCCATTAATTTGTAACATCTTCAAGAAGAGTTATCTTGCCTTGGGCAACCGTCCAAACAAGTGTATTTTGTGGAAGACGTAATTCAATATCAAAAATATCATCTGTTCTTAGTTGTGCGGTTTGTGCTGCAGTTAGGTTAACCTTAAACTCTCCGTCAAGATCTTCTAGGTCTTGTGCTGGGTTAATTGTAAAAATTAATGTTGCAGTATCCGTAATTATTTGAGGATCAACGACTGTGGTTGGTCTCTTAAACTCTGCCTCTATTGTCCAATCAGGAATATTTAAAGGCTGCTTTGCATCATCTGTTAGGTAGATCTTAAATGATGCTGTATCTCCTTTTACGATAGTCCAATTAACAAATGGTGGTTTTTCACCAATGTCGTATGTAGATGCGCCTTGACCTCTTAAAGTTGCCATTATGCCAAACCTGCTTTCATTGATCCCCACGTTCCATTGCCTTTTGGTTGTCCAACTACAAGTACTCCAGTTGATGCATTTGACTTAGCAACTACTGCTACCGCCCCTGACCCACCTGTTGGAATAGTATCTGTAAGTCCTCCACCGTTTGCAACATATAAGGTATCTCCAGCGGTATATGAAGAAGTGTTAACATCTTCAAATATACCAGAGACAATTATTACTCCATCTGAACCATTAGTAATTGCTGACTGTGTTATTCCTATTACTGGAAAGGTTGTTAAGTCATCTGAATCAGATTTTGCAATTGTTGGTTTTGTTGAGTACCCTGAAATATATACTGGAGTTCCTTTAGCAATTGATGCACCTGAGTTATTTCTTACTTCTAAAGAAATAAACGGAAGTCCAATATTTAAAATAACACTTTCTATACGCTCAGCAAGTGATTGAATGTCTCCGTGGACATTTACAGGGTCACTTAAAACGGGATAAGGAAGATCATAATTAGTCGTTGCACCAGTAGCCATAATACTTATTATTATACCACTTCCCGCACAAATAATTAAAAAGTTATAGAAATGTTACCAAAAGTTTGACTTTGAAGGCAAATTGATGTTATAATTAATACATGCTACTAACAAGTAGCATTTTTAGTCTCTAGGAGGTTTTTATTATGAGAAGAGATTTGAAGGCTTGGATTGGAATCCTAGCATTGGTTGGAGTTGTGGCACCATTTAGCAACTTTGCTAATGCATCAACTACGGAAAACAACTTACTAATTAAACAGGCTGAAAACCCTGCTGCCACCCACAAGGTGGCTTTTGTTGTTTCTAAAGCAAAAATGTTAGAACGTTATGAAAACAAAACACATCTTACAGATGTTGAATTGAAAGACCTTCTTTCCCTTGTTGGGTTTAAAGGTAATGATCTAGTAGTGGCTTGGGCTATAGCCAAGAAAGAATCTAATGGTCGTCCATTTGCATTTAATGGCAACCATAAGACTGGGGACTCATCCTATGGGATGTTTCAAATTAATATGATTGACAACCTGGGTCCAGACAGACGTGATAAGTTTGATCTTGGCTCAAACGCTGAACTATTCAATCCCGTAAAAAATGCGGAGATTGCATACTATATGTCCAACGGTGGAGACGATTGGTCTTCTTGGAAGGGTATTACCCCAAAGACCAAACAGTGGATGAAAAAGTTTCCTAAATAATTTTAGGTAATAAAATACCCCCTTGGAGAAATCCTTGGGGGTTTTTATTTTATTCACCTGTATAATCAGGGTATGAAGATAGCAATAACAGCCTATGTTGACAATAGCCCTAAATTTGTAGATGAGTGTAATCTAATGACCTATAGTGGTCGTGGACTAGATGGAAGGTTTACCTTTGTGCTATATGCCCATCCAGATATTGTTGACAAGTTAGATCGTCATATGAATGTTAAGATTGTTCCCTATACCGTTCCAGATAGGCAGTTTTATAAAGACTATGGGTTTGCAAAATCTATGGTCTTTCCATATGACTTGCCTGGACCATTAGAAGAATATGACTATACCTGTAAGACAGACACAGATATATTTTTAACTCCCATGATGAACCATTTTCCATTTGAAACAAATAAGATATATGTTGGACTTGGATATTACAGCATAAGTGAAAACTCAGTCAACGCCTTAAAAGAAGCCGCAATAAAATTTGGGTATCCAGAATATGAAAGAATTTCAGACATGCACTCTACAATAATCGGCCCTACCGCAGATGTTATTAAAATTATGGAACTTTCAGACAAACTAGAAGAAAAAATGTATTATGGTTTAGAAAGTGATGGAGAATGGGGAACTGATGTTTTGTGGAGAGGACATGTTGGAGGAAATTCTGGGGTATGCTCAATGTATGCAATGGAGATAGTGTTATCAAGTATTTACCCTAAAGAACAAGTAGTTGTAACACAGATGTTAGATGCTGGATCTAACTGGGAAAGACCTTGGACTGAAGTATCTCATATGCATCAATATCATCAAGATGAAATATACTCAAA